GCATCATCACCGACATAGGTATAAGGACAGTCAAGCTTCCTGCTATACCTAACGACACCGACGTTGTTAGTACTTACAAGGAGCAAACGGGTTGTGTCGCCCCAGGCGACATCAACGACACCGGACTAGTCGAGGCGAAGGTACTACACGAGTGGTACACTAGTGGCCTATTCAGTGTCGACGACCAGACCGCAGGCTATGCACCGATCGACATCCACGACGTTCGTACCCAACAGTACGTAGCGTTCGCCTACGGGTTTACTTTCGACGGCTACCAGATGACCCAGGGCGCGATGGACGCGATGCAGAAGGGGCAGCCTATCGACATTGTGCCGAACGACGAAGTCATTGGCGGGCATTGTATGCTTCGAGTAGGCTACGATGCGACCTACTGGTACCTATACTCCTGGGCACAAATCTACCGTGCTACATACCGTTGGGTCGCGGCGCAGATGGACGAGGCGTGGGCGGTTATACCAATGGCCTTCAAAGTCGCCGGTGTAGGACCGGCTGTCAGTACGCCCGACTTGGAGGCAGATCTCAAGAAGGTCAGATTTTGACGTATCAAAAAAATCCCATATTGGACTCTTGCTTTTCCTATGCGTCCTAGAGTATAATAGTAGTAGACAATGAAGCGCAAGGGCGCTGAAAGGAGAAGAGCAAATGAGCACCGAAGAGCCAGAGTACGAGGAGTACGACCCTGACGAGGACGAGAGCGACGTTGAGTCGACCGTCACTACCGTCGCTGCGGGCTCGTTCGGGAGGACCTACCAGGATCTCCCCGACGGGTACGTGACCGCTGGAGGCTTCGCCAAGAAGCTGGAAGAGCTGCGGGGAGTCCAAGTGCGCCCCCAGGTGATCTACGCTACGGCGAAGAACACCAAGACGTTCCCCGCCAAGCGCCACACCGATGGCCGAGTGATCGTTCCGCTCGCTGCAGGCCTCGAGTGGTGGGACGCGAAGGAGGAGCGCGTCAAGAGCCAGGGCGGCCGTCGGTCGTCCGAGCCCACCGCGTGGGAGAAGGCGCAAGTCGCTTTGAAGGCTGAGCAAGCTCCCGCTCAGTAACAGCAAGTAAGGGCTGGAGGTGTTTTTGCCTCCAGCCCTTATTTGTGGTCTAATAGTGTCCACTTTGGACCAGATTTGGAAAGGAACGTGAGTGCCTAAGTACAAGGTGCAAACAGCATTAGTCGAGATTGAGGCGGACAATCCAGAGGACGCCGTCGACAAGTACTACGATCAGAAAACGATTCTCTTCATCGTAGAGGATGGTGACACTACCTACGAGGTAACTTCGGAGGGGCCATGAAACTTGGGGACGAGTTCCAAGCACTGAAGGCGATATCGATCGAGGAACTGAAAGAGCAAGCTAACGAGGTAGGTTACCTAACTCCTCGTGAGTATGCAAAACTTAGGAACGTTCGTCCACAACAAGTGTATGGGTGGATACGCAAGGGGGTAATTCAGAGTGAGCGGTGCAAATGCGGACGAACGATTATACATGTTCTTAGTGCGAACAAGGCCTTGGCGAAAAAAGCGCGTGACCTCGGGAGAATCGTACCAGACGACGACGATCCCGAACTTCGAGATGAAGGACTACGGGCTGATATGCAGAGACCACTGCCACAAGCGGATTAAGTGGAAAGATCTTGATATCACCTACGAGATGCGAACAGGAGATCTGTTTCGCGTCTGGTGGTGTTCGTATTGCGAGACGATGTTGAAGGAAGACAACATGACCGACTTGGCAATTGTCTACGAGCTACGGGGCAACGATAACATTGAGGAGTGGTAATGATTGACCTATTCCCATTCCAGCAAGAGGATGTCGACTACCTCTCCGGTCAGCGCAGTTGCTTAATAGCCAACGAGATGGGTACGGGCAAGACGTACGAAGCTATTGCAATGGACTTAAGTATACGAGCGAACCTAGACGAAGGGCGAACACTAGTCGTTGCACCTCTCACGACGCTCGAGTCCACTTGGCAGTACCACTTCGAAGAGCTCACCGACCTCGACGTGACAGTGCTTAATCCAAAGGACCGCATTGGCAGTTGGTCTGACTTCCTCAGAGCTGGTGATGTATTATGCGTTCACTGGGAAGCGCTTCGCCTAATGCCAGAGCTTGCGAAGATACCCTGGCAACACGTCATAGCAGACGAATGTCACAGGGCGAAGAATCGCAAGGCTCAACAGACACGTGCGCTCAAGACAATACCAACACTGTTCAAGACAGCAATGAGTGGCACACCTGTTGTCAATAGACCAGACGAACTTTGGTCCATACTCAATTGGTTATACCCGAAACAGTACTCTAGCTACTGGCGGTTCTTCAACAAGTACGTACAGACACAGACGAAGTACGCGGGAGCACGGCAGTTCAAGGAGATCATTGGGCCTATGAACGTCGAGGAGCTCCGAGACGAGATCAGACCCTTCTACGTACGAAGACGTAAGCAGGATGTGTTGAAGGATCTGCCCGACAAGTACTACACAAAGATCCATGTCAATCTTGTGCCTGAACAGCGTAGGGTCTATGAGTCAATGCGCAAGGAAATGATCGCGTGGATAGGCGAACAGCAGGAAGACGTTCTCGCCGCCCCTGTGGTAATAGCGCAGCTTACACGCTTGCAACAGTTCTCGTGTGCGTATGCAGAGATCGATCCTGAATCGGGTCGAGTACGTCTTATCGAACCGAGCTCCAAGCTCGATGCTCTAGAGGAGATACTGGATGACACGGAAGAACAAGTCGTCGTTTTCAGTCGTTTCAGACAACTTATCAAACTCCTGGACGCTCGTCTGCGACATAGGGGTATACCGGCCGTTACCCTTACGGGCGAGACTCCTCAAGCAGACAGAGCAGGAGCCGTCGCTGATTTCCAAAGTGGTAATGCTCGAGTGTTTGCTGGGACGATTGCGGCCGGCGGTGTGGGTATCACGTTACATTCATCCTCAACTGTCGTATTCCTCGATCGGGATTGGAGCCCGGCTCTTAATGCCCAGGCTGAAGACAGACTTCACAGGATCGGACAACGAAACGCAGTCCAAGTCATCGATATCGTTGCGCGTAATACCGTAGACCTTGGACGCGACGCCAAGCTTGATTTGAAGAAGAGTTGGATCCGGCAGATACTAGGAGATACATGACAACGATTCAGATGACCTATCAGATTGCTAAGACGAATGGCACAGACGCCGCTCATGCAGCGGTGCGTGCAAAGGACCGGCTAGTCACTGATTGGGGCAATACAAATTGGCACCTCGAGAGCATTACGGAGGCATGGTCATATTGGATAGTCTTGTTTCACGTAGACGCTGGTCGCTGGGTCAACCGCCTCAAGGAGGAGTGGTGACGGAACCGTTCGCACTAAGTCAATGTCAAACTATGTCCACTCTGGACTTTGAACGTCTAGATGTAGGCAAGTACTTCATGGAGCCTAAGATCGACGGGTGGCGGATACAGTTCGATGTTACTCCACAACACATACGTGCTTGGACACGTACACAACACGTAGCAGATCGCAAGATGCCTATGGTGGAACATCACCTTAAGGACCTAGCAGCAGGGCACTCATTCAGACTCGACGGCGAGGCTGTGTACCTAGATCCAGAGACAGGCGAGCCTGACTACAACTTCACAGCTCGGTGCTTAGGTAGTGGTACAGAGGTGTGCATTCAGAAGCAGGCAGAAGTAGGTCACTTGACGTACTTCGTGTTCGACATCCTCATGCTGGACAATGAGGACATACGAGGCAGGCCGTTAGAGTTTCGCAAGACCGTGCTAAGGGACTTAATCTCGTTCACAGGCAATGTAGATCCCGTACTTGGTGATACACCGACGTACGAGCAGCACATTGAGAACTTCCAGCACTTCAAGGAAGGCTCAGTGCTCAAGCTTACGACCTCAGTCTATGCCGGCAAGCGGCATAAGAGCTGGTTGAAATGGAAGGAGGTGGAAACAGTTGACGGCAAGATCATAGGGTATAAAGACGGGCAAGGGAAGTTCATGGGCCTCATAGGCGCTATCAAGTTCATAACGTCAGATGGTACCGTAGGCTTCTGTAGTGGCATGACAGACGAAGACCGGATCTTCATATCAGACCACAGGGTGGATCTGCTGGGCAAGATCATCGAAGTCAAGCACTTTGGTCGTCTCGTTGACGGCTATCGACATCCACAATTCATACGATTCAGGGAGGACAAGTGATAAGAGCCGCAAAGCTGTTTCTCATAATGACAACTGTGTTCCACGGGCCAATGTTCAGTCATGGTGTCGCTGCTTCTACTATAGAGGGGGTTGAAGCAACGTTCACCACCCCTGTGGAATCACTCACATGGTATCCCAATCCTGCATATCGAACAGCAATCACGATAGGTGCATACGACGGTCGTTACTACTACAGGGTAGTTGGATCGTTGTATCCGCCAGCTAATGGCACAGTCGATCTTGGACCAGTTCAACCTGGTGCGCAGACACTATCGATCGACCGTGAGTGCTGTGAGATTCTCGGCGTTATAACGTACGAGGTGTATTATCCTGGTGGACATATGTACATTCCGTTTGGCGACACAGAGACCTTCACATCGGGTATCCCAACACTAAATCCCAATGCAGGTCCAATACCTAGTTCGGACAGCAGTTTTGTAATGGTAGGGCCGTTTGTTAATCCAGAATGGATACTTGCGAGCCCACTTTTCACACCAATCCCCCCAGCGGCTTGGTCAGAAAAAGTCATAAGGGGAACCTAGGCATTTCCTTGAGACGTCCAATGGGGAGAGAGTATAATAGAGGTAATGAAACCTCTCGAGAATCTTCAAGACTCCTTCGCAGCTGACAGTCTAACGCTAGACGACGTACTCCGATTTAGGACTAAATACGGCATTCTTCCGTCAGGCTGTTGGGGTTGGCTAGGCCACCTTAGCTCTGTTGGCTATGGATCATTTAACGCTGGAGGACGCACATGGGGAGCCCATCGGTTTGCTTATGTAGTAGCTATTGCAGATGTCTACGAAGGTATGGACATACACCATGTATGTAGACTCCGAGCGTGCGTTAATCCTGAACACTTGGAGGCTCTACCATATTCAGTACATAGATCTCTACCTCACACAGGCGAACCAATGCCAGATTATCCTTATGAAGTGCGACTACAACGGATAGAACCCGGTTCCATTCGCCACACTACTAAGTGGTATACAAAATAGTGACAGTTATTCGTACTAGTGACCGAGGGTATTTCAAACGCTGTAGGCAACTCTGGGACCTAACGTCAAAGATTAGGCAGAACTGGGAGCCAGTACAACGGTACCCTGCCTTCGACTTCGGAACGGCTATGCACTCAGCACTCGAGCAGTACTACAACCCAGAGACTTGGTCTGACAAACATCTGCGCGAAGCCCGAGCGCTTATAGCCTTCAAAGATTCTTATCAGGAGTTGGCAGCGAAAGTCAGGGTAGGAGCTCTCGAGTTCCAAATGCAGTTCGAAGAAGCCTTAGCACTAGGCTACAACATGTTGTCTCATTACTTTGTGTGGGCGCCTAGGTACGATAACTTTACACCGGTCTTTACGGAGATCGAGTTCGAAGTGCCTATACCAGGGCTGGACAACTGCGTGTATCAAGGCCGTGTAGACCTAGTCGTTCAGGACGAGTTCGGGTATTGGATTATAGACCACAAGACAACAGCACAATTCGGAGATACCGAGTGGCTTGTGCTAGACGACCAGGTGTCTAGTTACGCCTGGGCCTTGCAGAAGCAACTCGGTCTATCCGTACGTGGGGTGATCTACAACCAGCTTCGCAAGAAGCCGCCGCACGACCCGATCGAGTTGAAGTCGGGTGGCTTCAGTCGCAATAAGCAACAGGACACTACGTTCGAAATCTACCTACGAGCACTACAGAGGGCAGGGATCGATCCTCGTTACTACAAGGAGTTCCTCAGCTTCCTGAAGCATAACCCCAAAGAGTTTTGTCGGCGGACTAAAGTCACATTTACACAACGGCAACTAACAATGATTGAAAAACGAATACAACAGGAAGCGAGAGAAATGAGCAATCCAAACGTACAGATCTACCCGTCACCTTCACCCATGAACTGTAGTGGGTGTAGGTTCTTTCAGCCGTGCGTTGTTATTCAGCAAGGCGGCGAGCCCTTCATGGATGACAACTACGAAAGGAGGTCGTGACGTGCTAGTCACTTCAAACCTCCTGTGGTCCTTTGAGTACTTCTACCATATGGACAAAGCTAACGCATGTATGCATCACGCACCTGTGAAGTTTAGTCCCATCACCTTCGGGCTAGTAGAAGAACTAATGAACCTGTGGGATGACGACGAAGACATAACTCAGGAAATGGCCGAAGTGCGCAGCCACCTAGGCAAGTATGAGCTAGACCCGGGTCGATGAGTATATCTCCTAAGGATCTACTAACACCACCGGAGACGCTGAGCATAGAGACAATAGCAGGGCTACTCGTTACGGATCCAGCGCCTGAGGACTACATCAACATGTTGATCTACGGAGACCCCGGAGTCGAAAAGACACGACTCGCGGGGTCTTCTTGTATGGTGCCAGAGATGTCGCCAGTACTACTGCTTGACTTCGAGGGCGGTACTCTGAGCCTCAGTCGTGATTACAGGGATGTACGCGTGATCCGTGTCAAATCCTGGGAGAAGCTTGCAGAGGTCTACAACTGGTTGTACGACAAGAACCCATTCAAGACTATTGTCCTAGATAGTCTGACAGAGACCTACAAGTTCTCTATGCAAGGAATCATGCAGGACGTTGTACGAAAGGACGCAGCGCGTGACCAGGACGTTCCGAGCCTTCGGGAGTGGGGCAAGGCGGGCGAGCAAATACGACGACTTGTGCGAGCTCTTAGGGACCTTCCTTGTAATACTATCTTCACTGCTCTCGCTCGTGAGGAACGTGATGAGCATGCTGGAATCAACAAGACCCGACCTTCGTTACCCGGACAGCTTAGAGGTGAAATCCCGGGATACGTCGACATAGTCGGGTACTTGTACAAGAAAGAGTTTCGCGCAGGTGGTGAGCGCGAGATGAAGACTTTGCTCCTTCTGCAGGGGACCGAAAGGCAAGTTGCGAAGGATCGAAGCGGTCAGCTTCCGCCGATAATGGAGCAACCGACAATGACGAAAATATACGAAAGGATATACGGACAATGAGGATCAATCTGACTGAGATCGAGGACCGCAGTTTTGAAGCGCTGCCCGCTGGTCAGTATCTCGTACGTATCACCAACTACGAGATGCGCTATACCAAGGGTGGTGAGGACGCCAAGCTGCCTAAGGACACTCCCATGATCAACTGGGAGTTCACCGTCATCCGCAACCAGAAGTCGGGTGACGAGGGTAGTAAGAACAGGAAGCTCTGGATGAACAGTATCATCCACGAGAAGACCCTGTTCAACCTCAAGGCGTTACTTCGTGCTACGGGCCAGTTCTCAGATGAGGACCTTGCCTCCGAGCTTGACTTCGAGCCTGAGGAAGTTGTCGGAGCAGAAGTCGTGGCCGTCGTTGCGCAGCGCGAGTACAACGGCGATATGGTCAACGACGTCAAGCGGGTCAAGAGCGCCGTGGAAGAACAGGAGACGGCGTCGAGCCTCTTGCCATAACGGTTTCGGGGGCTAGCTTTGGGAAAGGGGCTAGTCCTCGATAGGGAGTCCGCCGTAGGTTTCTACGGCGGACTCCTTTATTCCTAGGAGTCCATTTGGCCGTGCTCCCAATTCCGGTACTTGGCCCGGAAGTCGCGGATCGGCGCAAGAAGTTCCTCGGGTTCTTATTCGACAGGTGTGATGACGGCTACATATGTATTTCCAGACGGGTGCCCGATGGGAAGTTCGAAGAGCGATTCTTCCGTTGGCCAAACGAAGAAGATGAAGTATCACGCTTTATTGAACAACACATACTGAAACAGAACGTATGGTTCTGTCCTATGCTTCTCGGGGCAAAGAGTCGTAACAAGTACAGTGTTGAACAGTGTCCAGCTGCGTGGGCAGATTTAGATACGTGTCCTCCCGAGAGCCTGTTGATTCCTCCAACACTCTTACTCGAAACGTCGGAGGGACGACACCAAGCGCTATGGGTGTTCGACGAGCTCGTAGCACCTATTGACGCCGAAGACATAAGTAAACGCATAGCCTACTACCACGCAGACGAAGGAGCAGATAAGTCAGGATGGGATCTCACACAACTTCTCAGAGTACCATATACACTCAACCAAAAGTACCAGCCTCAACCGACAGTCAACTTAGTTGCCGCAGCGGAGGTTGTCAGTCTTAAACAACTGCGTGATGCCTACCCAGAGGTAGTAGACGATACACAGGATGAGTTTCCGTTTCCTGAGGCTGTACCTAAGGGCGAAGAGTTACTACGCAGTATGGCAGATAGACTGCCTCCTAGAGTGTGGATGCTACTCAATGTTACGCCAGACCGCGACTGGTCTAAGGCACTTTGGGCTCTCGAGATGTTGCTTGCGGAGACGGGTCTTTCACGCGAAGAGATACTTGCCATCGTACGCACTGCTCAGTGTAATAAGTACAAACGGGACAATCGTGATGAGCGGTTACTTTGGCGTGAGATCTGCAAAGCGTGGATAAAGGTACACGAGCGGAACATACTAATACAGGATGCGAAGCTGCCTGTATTCGAGCCTCCAGATCTACTATCAGACGAAGATGTTAGGGCAGTACAAGCGGACCGTACATTCATTGAAAACTACATAGAGTGGGCGTCAGGAGTTGGAGATGCTGCCACCGCATATCACCAGGCAGGAGCCTTTGTTTGTCTTTCTAGTCTTATGTCCGGATCAATACAACTCCCTACCTCTTTTGGCAATATGGTGCCTAACCTTTGGTTCTTGCTCTTGGCGGATACAACCCTCACTCGCAAATCAACAGTCATGGATCTTACCGTCGACCTCCTGATGGAGGTTGATCCTGATATCATTATGGCGACCGACGGCTCGATTGAAGGTATATTCAGTTCGCTGAGTATGAGGCCTGGTAGACCTTCGATCTTTCTGCGTGACGAGTTTAGTGGTCTAATCGAGATGATGACCAAGCGGGATTACTACGCAGGCATGGCTGAGGCACTTACCAAGATGTATGATGGTAAGTTCCAGAAGCGTGTCTTGCGACGAGAGACGATCGAAGTCAAAGACCCGATTCTTATTATCTTTGCTGGAGGTATCAGGACAAAGCTTCTCAACCTGATCACCTCCGAGCAGATCACTTCAGGATTCCTACCTCGATTCGTCTTCATTTCCGCGTTGAGTGATATCTCCAGATTGCAGCCACTAGGGCCTCCTAGCGACAAGACTAGCGCAGGTCGTGATAGTGTGCTTATGCAGATGAAGGGCATGAAGGAGCAGTATCAACACGAAGTACTCGTCAAGATCAAAGATGTCGAGCTAAAGACGCGCAACCAGATCAAAGCACAGCTTACACCAAGTGCGTGGCAGTTGTACAACGAGATGGAACGAAAGCTCTTGGAAGTAGGTGTCAACGATGTTCAAAAGGACCTACTCACTCCAGTTATGGACCGACTCGCAAAATCAGGTCTTAAGGCCTCGATCCTTATTGCTGGGAGTAGACGAGCCGACCGAGTCATTGTCGAAGAACGTGATATCTACAAGGCATTCTACTATGTCACAGAGTGGCGTCAGTACGCCATGGACGTGGTATCCAGTGCTGGCCTATCCGAGCAAGAGCGACTGATCAAGATGATCTTCTTTGCTATCATCCGTACTCCAGGTATCTTACGTAGTCAGCTAATGCAGACGTACCATCTTACCAAGCGTAACGCTGACGCTGTATTCGACACACTAGAGGAAAGGGGATTAATCAACCGCGTACGACAAGGCAGATCCGAATCACTAACACCAACAGGGGAGGATGTGTGAAATCAGTTGTAATAGTCAGCGGTGGTATGGACTCAGTAACATTAGCCTACCACCTTAAGCATAGGGATGTAATCTCTGACCTACACATCGTCAGCTTCGACTACGGTCAGAGGCATCTCAAAGAGCTGCAGTACGCTAAGCAATGCGCCGACGATCTGGGAGTTCCCTTCCACAGGGTGTACTTGCCGGACATCGGAGCACTACTTGGTAAGTCAGGAAGCACGCTCGTAAACAAGTCAACAAAAGTCCCCGAAGGGCACTATGCGCACGAGTCCATGAAGGCGACTGTTGTGCCAAACCGTAACGCGATCATGCTGTCAATAGCTGCGGGTATTGCTATTGCAGAAGAGGCAGACAACGTAGCAATAGCTGTACACGCAGGCGACCACTTTATCTACCCCGATTGTCGCCCTGAGTTTATCGACTGGATGAC